TTACGGTATGCGTCCCACCATTTGGACAGCAGCTGGTAACGACCGGCGGCAGTGGATTTAAGTTTCGGGTTCAGCGTAACCAGCTTTCGCGGGTGATCGGAGAAGTCAGTAAAAAGTGAGCCACCGACAATGACGTCGTAACCGTGGTTTTTCGTTGGTTGCCCAGGCTTGTCTGTGCCTTCTGACCAGGCCAGCATATCGAGGAATGCTTTACGCTGCGGGTTCATTGCCTGCATCACCTACTCCGTTATGACGACGCGCGCCAGATTTCCGCGCGCCATCCAGATTGCAGCGCACATTACCGAGTTCAGCACCAGTTCTGCCGGGTCAACCTGGACGTACTGCCCCATGATGATTCGAAACGCAGTGCCGCCCGCAGCCAGAATCAGCAGATAAGCAATGAACGCCACACCGAAGCGGCTACGCTTGCCAGCCTTGCTGAAGAACATCAGCCGCATGACAATCAGGAGGCAAACAATAGCGTTTGCGTCCATCATGAAAACTTGCCATGTCATTTGTCTTCCTCCCCCAGCCCAGGCATCTTCCCGTCTTTCGACCGACGGAGAATACGCAGCAGGACTGCCACGGATATGGAAGCAGAGACTATTGCCCCGACTGTCGGGGATACCTCAACACTGACCGGGGGCTTCATCAGACTCAGCGGGGTGTTAATCATCCCGGCCATGATTTTTGCCATTGGCACAGAGAAGGTCACTCCGCCGATAAACGAAATGACGGCGAAGATTGCCTGCTTCCATAGTTGATGAGGATCTGAGGTCAGCACGTATAACGCCGTTCCCGCCAGCGACCCGAGCATTACTGCAGGGGTGGCTTCCGGAAACAGCGCAGCTAAAGTGACACCGACCGCAGCCGATGTAACCCCGCCAGCAATAGTGATTGGCTCAGACATAAGCATTCCGTGTATAGAGAGAAAGTGCCGCCGGGTGATTTAACGACAAAGTACAGAGAGATGGTCCCGACGGCACAAATAAAAAAGCTCACCATGTGGCGAGCAATATGAGGGTATGGCATTGAGCCGAATGGCTCTTGTAATCGGCTCATTATTTATCGATGCGTGAGCCGAATGCCCCGGGTAGCGGGTCTGGTTCGCCTGGCTGGATTCGAACCAGCGACCAACCGCTTAGAAGGCGGTTGCTCTTTCCACTGAGCTACAGGCAAATAAAAAGCCCAAGGCGTTAACCAGTGGCTTAAATTCTTTTTCTGTCGACAACCAAAGCTATGGCGACGATATCAGATTTATACGAAATATAGCCTTTTCAGTTCGGTTTTACAATAACTTGCTCGCAATTAGCTGCCTTTTGTTGTGACCGTGATCGCGTTACTGCTATCAATGCTCCGGTATCAAGCCGGGTAAAAGCGTCACGCATTGCCAACCAGTGAGGAAGATATGTTTCTGTCCAGGTGGATTTAGCCACGCCAGCCAACTCTGCCAGCTTCTGGTATTCGTATGTATCTCGCCCGGCCAGATCGGCCTTCACATCCTGAGCGGCCAACCAAATGAGCTGCCGAAGCCGTTCCATAGTCTTCCCGGCAACCTTGCGCGCGCCTAAGTGCACTTTGAATTCGGCCCATGCCCATTGTGTTATCGCGACCTGGTATTCGAAGCGGATATTCTCGCTGTAGCTCCAGAGCAACCAGGCCTTTTGATGTTCATCGAGAGACAGTACCGCCCGGCGCCATGATGCAGTGCCGAACTCTACTGGCTGAACCAGCGCGATGGATGAACCCTTGGCGCGTGACTGCCGCCCGGGAATAGCTGGGCCGCTCGGATTCACCATGCGGCCGGTTACCGGGTCGGCAATCTTCTTGCGGCCCCGGCTGCGTGACGTCGCGGTGAATTGTGCGTTCTCAGCGAAAGCGACCAGCTGTCCTTTCGTAGCCCCGCTCAGATCGGCAGTCGCAACGATCAGCTGCTGGCGTACAAATTCCAGGTATTGTGTGTTCACGCTGCGGCCCTCTCTGGATGGTTTGGCTTGTTCTGGCTGTGCTTTGCTACTGGTGGCAGACTGGCGCGCTTTACACTTTCTGCCTGGTATTGGGTTATCTCGTCTCTGGTCACGGTGCGCACTCCCCAATAATGATCTGCCCCTTCTCCCCCCAAAGTTTTGTAACCCGGCCATCCCAGACGCGGCTGTCGTCGTCGAAAATGGCATCGAGTAGCGCCTTTTCCAGGTTGTCTTTATCCGGTTTCTGCTGATGAGCCTGGCCGTTCAGTTGCGCGCGCTTCTTCTGGCTCCAGCTTTTTGGCATGGGAATGATGAAGGTGACGTGATAACCGGACTCAGGAAGGTTGATTCCAAGCATGCGCACTTCTGCTTTGAAAGCCCAATATGCCGCTGTCGCAGGCCTCTTATGCCAGCGATCTCGTTGCGTCATGCGGGGCTTACTGATCGGCGTGATATCGTAAATATTCATGCTGGCACCACCAGGCCACGGCGGGCAATCTGGATCACGGTCAGAACGATAGCTCGATCCATCAGTTGTCGGCGTTCGTCACGACTAAGCCCCTTCCCGTTATCAATCTCTGAGTGGCAGGTGACGCAGATAGCGGCGGTGGCGCAGTCGTCGGTTTTCATGCCGATACCCTTACCTTCGTTCCGGTGGGCCACCTGTACGCCCCATGCTCCGCACAGGACGCACTGCTCAATCTGGCCGACTGCGGCGAGCCATTTTTTATTGCGGTATGTGCTACGCATTCCTCCTCCTTGCCGCGAGGCGCAGCCACTTCTGATCCACCAGGTTTGCGGTGTAGCCTTTAAGTGTTGGGATTTCGGACGGCTTCAGTACCGGCTTACGCTCACGGCGCGCGGGTACGTTGAAGATGTGATTGTTGACGACGCGAGCAAGAGGGTTTTTCATCAGGCAGCATCCCCAATCGCTTTGAGTACACCATCATCAATCAACTTTCGGGTTAACCATTGCTGGCCCTTCCCTGTAATTTTGGTGGTGAACGAGATATGGACGCCATGATTGGTGTTTACAGCAGTCTCTTTGATGGTGAAGTAGCCGCGATCCATATACTCCTGCATCGGAACGTTGCGCCGTGAACCGCCAGCAATGAGTATTCCGTTATCGCGCATCCAGGCGAACAACTTGTTCTGCCCGAGCTTCACGACCTTGGCGTAGTTGCCGATGAGGATACCTTCCGCTTCCCCTACACGATCGGCAAAGTCCACTTTTGGCGCGGCAATGGCTAGCTGAGTTTCCAGCTGTTGCTTTTGCTCAGCCAAATCAGCTGCCAGTCGAAGTGCCTCTGGTAAAGTTTGAGGGATGTGGTTTTTGCTCTCAAGTTCCTGCCACCGGTCAACCAATCTGGCCGTAAATTCCGGCGACAATTGAGCAACGACAACATAGCTGTCCCGCTTACAAACCAGATAAACCTGCACTACCTGATTCAGGTGATTTCTAACTTCCCCCATCGGGGGGAGTTGAATAACCTCGCGCTCTGCCAGCCTCTCGATGGAGCGCTTTACGTGGTCGTGACGAGACTCAACGAGATCTGCAATATCCAGGCTGGACATGGTTACGGTGTTTGAAGCGTTCAGGCTGTTCATGACATTCTCCCAAAGAAATCGCCGCGATAACGAACATCCCGAAGTTGGATGTTTTGACTGACTGCAAATGCCTGGGTGTACTCGATTAGGCTATTCATGCGCTTAATGCCCATGGATGAAGTGCTTTCACGGATCGCCACTAACTCACCCTCAATCCCTGCAATGACCTTCCCCTGCCCGCCAGTGGCAATTGAATGACCGGAGACAAGAATTGATTTCCATGATGTCAGTGCCCATGCAGACCCCGCCCACTGGATGCGAGATTTAGCCAGGTCGCCACAAATGGCATGAAAAAGTGAATTCTGTGGAAGGGTGCGTTTGGGATCGGAGAAACTAACCACCAGTGGGAGCTCGTCGCTTACCGGTTGTTTATTGATGTAGTCTATGAGATTGCAACGAACTCGCTCGTCGCGAAGGTAGAATTTTACGGTCACGCTTCACCTCCGCAGAGGTCAAACGCAGAATGCAGAAAATCGCAGGTGCATTTCTGCATCTGTGATGGGATGGTGCCGTGGTCTTTGTGTTTGCGCATAAACGTCCCCGTTTAGCGCAGAAGTCTGCCAGGGTTGTTCAGGCCGCTGGCAGATTCATTATGGCTCACTGATATCTGATTATCAAATGTTGCTTGCTGTTGTGCTTACTCCTGCTGCGGTGCTGCTGGCAGTGGCATCCAGTGGGTTATCATCCCTTCATGCCATCGACGCAAGTAAGTCACGTTGCTCACCTGAACGTTAGACCCTCCATTTGGCTGCCTCCCTTCTGCGTATAAAACAAGGTAGCAAGTAGCCCCACCATCTGGATCATTCGTTTCATCAGGTAGTCGCTCACTGCAATCCACCCAACTATCCTGAGTCGCCGAATAGCTCAACTCATCACGATTACTTACAGGTTGCTGCATGGCTGCGCGACAGGCGTTAGGGTGTAACGCCCGGATTCCCCCAGCCACATCAACGAGCGTGTCTGAATATTCGCGCTGGGCATCATTACCGAACTCGAACGTGCCTGTGTCGGGATCGTGATACCCGTATTCGTTGTCGTATGACTCGCGCAGTTGGTCTACCCATTTAGCTGCGGCTTCAATGCCATCGCGATAAAATGATGCTGTCGCCGCTTTCCGGTATTCCTGAAG